ATGCTGGAACAAATGGGCATTGCCGCGAAGCAAGCCTCGTATAAATTAGCGCAACTCTCCAGCCGCGAAAAAAATCGCGTGCTGGAAAAAATCGCCGATGAACTGGAAGCACAAAGCGAAATCATCCTCAACGCTAACGCCCAGGATGTTGCTGACGCGCGAGCCAATGGCCTTAGCGAAGCGATGCTTGACCGTCTGGCACTGACGCCCGCACGGCTGAAAGGCATTGCCGACGATGTACGTCAGGTGTGCAACCTCGCCGATCCGGTGGGGCAGGTAATCGATGGCGGCGTACTGGACAGCGGCCTGCGTCTTGAGCGTCGTCGCGTACCGCTGGGGGTTATTGGCGTGATTTATGAAGCGCGCCCGAACGTGACGGTTGATGTCGCTTCGCTGTGCCTGAAAACCGGTAATGCGGTGATCCTGCGCGGTGGCAAAGAAACGTGTCGCACTAACGCTGCAACGGTGGCGGTGATTCAGGACGCCCTGAAATCCTGCGGCTTACCGGCGGGTGCCGTGCAGGCGATTGATAATCCTGACCGTGCGCTGGTCAGTGAAATGCTGCGTATGGATAAATACATCGACATGCTGATCCCGCGTGGTGGCGCTGGTTTGCATAAACTGTGCCGTGAACAGTCGACAATCCCGGTGATCACAGGTGGTATAGGCGTATGCCATATTTACGTTGATGAAAGTGTAGAGATCGCTGAAGCATTAAAAGTGATCGTCAACGCGAAAACTCAGCGTCCGAGCACATGTAATACGGTTGAAACGTTGCTGGTGAATAAAAACATCGCCGATAGCTTCCTGCCCGCATTAAGCAAACAAATGGCGGAAAGCGGCGTGACATTACACGCAGATGCAGCTGCACTGGCGCAGTTGCAGGCAGGCCCTGCGAAGGTGGTTGCTGTTAAAGCCGAAGAGTATGACGATGAGTTTCTGTCATTAGATTTGAACGTCAAAATCGTCAGCGATCTTGACGATGCCATCGCCCATATTCGTGAACACGGCACACAACACTCCGATGCGATCCTGACCCGCGATATGCGCAACGCCCAGCGTTTTGTTAACGAAGTGGATTCGTCCGCTGTTTACGTTAACGCCTCTACGCGTTTTACCGACGGCGGCCAGTTTGGTCTGGGTGCGGAAGTGGCGGTAAGCACACAAAAACTCCACGCGCGTGGCCCAATGGGGCTGGAAGCACTGACCACTTACAAGTGGATCGGCATTGGTGATTACACCATTCGTGCGTAAATAAAACCGGGTGATGCAAAAGTAGCCATTTGATTCACAAGGCCATTGACGCATCGCCCGGTTAGTTTTAACCTTGTCCACCGTGATTCACGTTCGTGAACATGTCCTTTCAGGGCCGATATAGCTCAGTTGGTAGAGCAGCGCATTCGTAATGCGAAGGTCGTAGGTTCGACTCCTATTATCGGCACCATTTAAATCAATAAGTTACACATCATTAGTACCTTCCTTATTTTTTGACTGGGACAAATTTGGGACCGATGGGTTCAGGATCGAGTCTATTTGCCGTGCGTGTTCGGTAAGGTGATTAGGTGCAAGGTGAGCATATCGACGAACCATTTCGATAGACTCCCAGCCACCCATTTCCTGTAACACTGACAACGGGACTCCGGCTTGAACCAGCCAACTTGCCCAGGTGTGTCTCAAGTCGTGAAATCTGAAATCATCAATACCAGCTCGTCTCAGCGCCGCTTTCCAGGCTGTGTTTGCGTCATATCGCATCTTCCTTACTGTTGGCGCTTTCGTTCCGTCTGGTTTGGTACAGCTTTCCTTGTACACAAATACCCAACGGTGATGATTCCCGATTTGTTTTTTCAAAACGCGACATGCAGTATCATTCAGCGCAACGCCGATTGCGCGGTTTGATTTACTCTCTTCCGGGTTTATCCATGCCACCCGGCGCTGCATATCTATTTGTTGCCATTCAAGGTTGATGATGTTCGAGCGTCTTAAACCTGTTGCCAGTGCAAATTCAACAACAGACTTTAATGGCTCCGGACATTCATCAATCAGCCTTTGTGCTTCATGGGGCTCCAGCCAGCGGATCCGTTTATTCTTTGGTTGAGGCACTTTAATAATTGGTGCCTTATCCAGCATTTTCCATTCACGCTCTGCGGCTCTTAGTAGGGCCTTTATAAATGAAAGATGCGTAGCCTTCGTTGCAACGGACGCTGGTTTTGGCGTGTATTCTGGAACAGGTTTCCCTTTTTTTCTGCATGCTTCTGCCCTGAGTTTCCAGTTTTCCTCATGACGCCGGTTCGTCATTTTCTGCATTGCTGAATAAATTTTTGATTCAGTAATGTCTCTTAGTTGCATTCCTGCGAAATGTTGAAGCCAGAATCCGATCCGGCTTTTGTCATCGTCCAGTGATTTTTTATGTGCTTTCTCTTCAAGCCACCTGACACACGCTTCCTCGAACGTTATATCAGGTATTTCACCAAGTTTGCTGACCCGCCATGCTTCAGCCTTTAGCTTGTCATGGAGTTCTGTCGCCTGCCTTTTGTCCTTTGTTCCAAGAGACTGTTTAAATCTTTTACCGTTCGGCAATGTGAAACTGGCGTACCATATTTCACCTCTGCGGAAGAGTGACATTTTCTTTCCTCTGTTATGCCATCACCCGCGCTCACCTGGACAGTATGCAGCGGAGACTGAAGAGCCGCAATGCAGGCTTGTCGTGTTGTGAGGTAAGGAGATTTATTCTTAGTGGGATCTTTGCGTGTTGCCTGAAGACGCCCTGTGCGTATCCAGTTAATGGCAGTCGGTCTGGATATCTTGAGAAAATGACAGGCCTCATCGAGTGTGAGGCTGTATGGCTCCATTATTTCACCTCTTGCTGTGACATTGTTGAAAAATGGATACCAGCTCGTTGCTGCCAGACGATCCAACCGAGAGTCATATCCCATGCCATGTATTCGTTATCGCCGTTTTTTGCTCTCCGACGATCTACTAAGTCACCGAAACGCTTTTCCATGAATAATTCATAAGCTTCGCGTTCATCTGGTTCTACTTCCAGAGATAGGAGTGCGATTTCATAAGCACGGCGCTCAATATCGTCTCGCACGTCAAGGCTGCTGATACGCTCTTTAATTTCTTTAATCAGTTCTTTGTCGGTAAAAGTGGTCATTATGCTCCAGCCTCCGGTGCTTTTGGCATTACTGCCCAGTGAGTGATATTGACGTTTTCAAGGTCCCCGACCTGAAATGTCCACTGCCATTCTCCGGTTTCTTTTTGTCCCCAGGTGTACCAGAGAGAACGCCAACCAATTAGCCAGCCTTCTCCGTTAGCATCGAATAACAAAACACTTTCATTTGCTGGTGGCAGTTCAGTTGACACTGGTATTACTTTGTTTTCCTGTGCTGCACATTTAGCTTCAAGCGCATCGAATTTACGCACCAGGTATTCAGCATCTGTTTCATTTACTTTAAGATCTCGCGGTACACATCTCCCACGAAGAAACCCTTCCATTTCGAAAACATTCATGCGCATTTGCGTAACTCCGATAACTCGTTAAAGCGTTCCATAAACATCCCGTAGGCATGGCCCGGTGCCAGTGGAATCACGTTGAACATCTCTGTTGCCGGGATACCTTCCAGTACAGGCCAGAAAGAGCCATCATCAAGCCCGAGATCGCGGCGTTCGGTTGCCAGCATGATGAGATCGGCATATTTCACGGGCGTACTCATAACTGGGGGTAATCCGTATTTCTCACGGATTACGGAGTCTATTTTTTCTTCCATTTGTTTATAGTCAGGAAGAAGGCGTTTCAGTGGTGCGGGAATGTCCTGGCAATACGCTTCTGTTGCATCATGCATTAACGCTTCAAAAGCAAATTCCTGCGGCACCAGCTGGCTGCAAAGAACCGCATGTTGGGCGACGCTGTAGAAGTGCGAAAGATGACCGGCAAAGCGACAGATATTTGAAAGGGAAACCGCGATATCGTTAATATCGATGTCGTCTTTATTTATCTTGTCATAATAAAAATGCTTCCCGGAAAAAGTTTTAATAAATGACATTTTGTTCTCCACGTATATGCGCTGCACCGCGCTGAATTCTGGTAAAAAGAATCCCTCACCATCCGGCGATTATTGAGTAAATTACGTTTCCATAAATGCCCCCGCAGGGGCATTTGCAGTAATGAAATCAGGCGGTGAAAGTACCAATAAAGGTTTCTACTTTGCTGTCCTTGAATTTCTCAACAAGCAGATCACGAAATTCGTTAGCCATTTCTTCCTGCACCGCCTCCAGCTGAATAATGCGCAGAACCAGTACCGGACGATCGCCAGTGATAATGCTGAGGCGTAATTTAAACGGACGTTCTTTCAGACCTTCAAACGGAATGCATTTAAATTCAAATGCCACTGGCATAATGTCTTTGGTCTTCGCTTCGACAGACTCCATCAGGGAGCGTTTGCCGCTGAAGTCATTATCTTCAAAATCAGCGGTCTGGTTTGCTTCAATCGTGATTTTACGGATCGCCGCAGCCGCTTTTGTTGCCTGAATGGTGTCACCATTAGCATCAAAGCCCACAAGGTAGTCGGCCCAGTCTTCAATCCATTCTGCCAGTGATTTCTGGGAGTTACGCTCGCCATTAACAGACAACAGAGCAGAGAACGGTGCTGTCTTTTTCAGTTTGAGAGTGGCGGTGTTATCTGCGTGACCTGGTTCATCAATAGTACCCAGGTTAAGCACACTGACGGCACGCATATTATCAGCATCGATAAAGCAGCGGGTGCCTTCATCTGCAAGATCTTTAGAATAACGGGTAAAGTCATCGATGCTGGCAGTGGAAAGCGCACCACGGAAACGGAAGCGATTTAAATTAAATTTTTCCAGATCATGAATGCGGAAATTCTCAGGCAATGCCACAGCATCGGCACCAATCTTACTGATAATTTCATTAACACCCTGAGCAGAAATAAGGGCATGGATTTGATTAATTGCGGTTGCGTCTAAGTTCTGAGACATAATAAGTCCTCACTATATAAAGATATTCAGTGATGAGATAAATAATCAGTTAATTAAGAACGATATTAATGACCTGCTGCGCGGAGTTTTCCGTCAGGTTCACCGGCAAGAGTCAGTAATTGTCCCTGGTCTTCCTGCAGAATAGTCAGGCGACCACCGCGATTGACATACATCGGCGTTTCGGTGGTGTCTTCTTCGGAAATTTTCCCGCGGTTAGTCGGGCGAACATATGAGAGTTTGTGTTTGATTTTCACACGGTTCTCATCAAATGGTTCGATTTCCAGGTTGAGTGAGACCTTACCTTTGGTTTTCGTGTTCATCACACCGGAAGCGACTTCACTGAGAACTGCGCCGATTTTGGTTTCAAATACGCCGCCGTCCAGCTCCCCGATAAATGCCTGCACATCAGTACTGCGTTCGCTAGCCATTTTGCTGCTCCTCATCATATCGACCCTGCAAGGCCGATTAGTTTCTCCACAAAACAGAGAAGAACACCTGCGGTAGCAGCCGCCCGGATGGATTGGGTTATGAGCCCGTCGTCCGGTGATGCTCTTCTCTGTTTTGTAAAAAGGACGGTACCAGCCGGAAGCAAGGGTACAAACTGGTACCGCCAGGACTACACACAGCATAAAGTTGTGGTGCCGGGTGCCTCCCGGTGCCTGGCGAAGGTTGCACACCAGACGGGTGGGTATCCACAGAAGGTCGACTGTCAGCCTCAACCTTAACCCGCGTGCGCTGAGCCGCATTCACCACAACGCTAAGGATTCTCTTTGGTTGAAAATACTTAGCTGTTATGTGCCTGTCTTTTCACCACTTCAGGCTCGGTGGTATCCTTTTAAGCCCGTATACATAAAAGGAAAATCAAATGACTTTTGATGAAAAAGAACTTGATAATGCAATTAATAAAATCATCGTAACGTCGCTCTTTTCCTGTCTCAGCGACACTCAGCAGAAACAGTTCTACGAATCGGCTTTCAACATGATCGAGCGTTGTTGTTTCTGCGATGCCGACGAGTTACCTGAAAAAATCAGGAAACAGTTGGCTGATGCTCTTCGAGTGCGACTTTCTGACCAATTTTCTGAAATGTGCTCTCCGAATTTGGACAAATAGAAAAAGGCCATTTCCATTCAGGGTCTGATGGAAATACTTCAGCCTGTTCCAAAGCACGGCGTAAAGAGAACACAACTCCAGCCATAATCTGATGTTTCCCATTGGTCCAGCTATCGCCGCTCTGATCTACAGGGGCGGCTATGTCGTATGACCAAACGACTTCACAGTTATTGTTTAAAATCTGGACTTTCATTTCATACACCTGCTTTAACATGAGTGCCTGGTGGCACAACATGACTCAACGAATCATCCTGGACTTCATATGCCCCAGGCGGCTACTTCGTGGGCGTCCTGCCTGTTCGTTATCTTTGATATAAAATCTAACTTAACTTAGTTATTATGGCAAGAGAAAACACCAAACTTTTCTTAGTTCGGTGCCTTAGTTAGAGAAGAGAGGTCTTAGAGTTCGTATTGAACTCCTTTGACTACACCAATGATAAGGCAATTACCATTGATAGGGATGTTGGGATACCGAGGATTTAATGGCACTAAAAACTTTTGAGGGCCATCGATGACTAATTTTTTTACTGTAGCTTCGTTTGTTCCATCAAGTCGAGCGATGACTATTTTTCCATGACGAGGTTCTGCATCTGGATCTACAATCACTGTTGCGCCTTCTGGTATTGTTGGGAGGCCATTAGGGTTAGTCATGGAGTCACCTTTAACCTCTAATGCAAATGAGTTATCACCAATCTTTAATGATGTATCTACCCACTTGTCCACTTCACTAAACACTTCTGCTGCCCTGCACTCAGTAAACTGCCCAGCCTGAACCCACGATATTACAGGAACTCTGCGCATGTTTGTGACGAGTTTGCCTTCAAACTCAGCACCATAAAGAATGTAATCTATTGACGTATTGAAGAACTTCGCTAATTTCGAAAGTGCCTCCCCACCAGGGGTATTGATGTCTTTCTCCCAGTACCCCACAGCAACGTCGCTTACTCCACAAAATTTACCCAATTCTTTCTGGGACGTTCCGGTAACTCTTCTCAGAGCTTTTATACGCTGACCAACCGTTTCCATAGGAGCACCATTTCTTGAATTGCTAAGTAATCTTAGTTTTTATTGACCAAAGATAGATTTGTAATTAGCATCTAATAAAACTTAGTTTGGAGGGCGTATGACAACTGACGATATCGAAAGCTACTTCGGCAGTATTGAGAAAGTTGCTGCTTTTTTCGGCATAACAACTGAAGCCGTTTATCAGTGGCGAAACCGTCCGGGCCAGTTAATTCCAAAAGGACGTGCAGCAGAAGCTGCATATAGAACTTGCGGACGGTTGCCATTTAAACCTGAGCTTTATGAAAAATCTAATGGATAAATCGATTAACAGAAACCACAGAACGATGAGGCTAACCGTGGGTAAGCATCACTGGAAAGTAGAAAAACAGCCTGAGTGGTACGTGAAAGCTGTCAGAAAAACTATCGCAGCGTTGCCGGGTGGTTACGCTGAAGCGGCTGACTGGCTCGATGTAACAGAAAACGCTTTATTCAACCGCCTTCGTGCAGATGGCGATCAGATTTTCCCGCTGGGATGGGCAATGGTTTTACAGCGTGCTGGTGGCACTCACTTCATTGCTGATGCTGTGGCGCAGTCTGCAAATGGCGTCTTTGTGTCTCTTCCTGACGTCGAGGATGTGGACAACGCCGATATCAACCAACGCCTGCTGGAAGTCATTGAACAGATCGGCAGTTATTCAAAACAGATTCGTTCAGCAATTGAAGACGGTGTAGTGGAACCGCATGAGAAGACAGCAATTAACGATGAGCTGTACCTCTCAATTTCGAAGCTGCAGGAGCATGCAGCACTGGTCTACAAAATCTTTTGCGTTTCAGAAAGTAGTGACGCCCGCGAGTGTGCAGCTCCGGGCGCCGTGGCGTGTCGTGACTGTGGAGAAACTAACGCATGAACAGTTTAACAACACACTACCGTCGCTCGCAACTGATTGCGCTTCCTGTACCGGGTGGAAAAGCGAAGGTGGAGTATTGCTATGCAGTAAATGTACCAGGTGACAGGGAAATTGTAACCCACAGCTTTGCAGAGTGGGCTGTGGGTGATTTCAACCGGCAGAAGGAGACAGTCCTTTGCGACAAGTTAACCGCTGGTTCAAAGATCACTACGGAGTGCCCGTCAGAGTCATTCGTTGGGAGCCGGAAACACAACGTGTTATCTACCTCCGCGAAGGCTATGAGCATGAGTGCTTCAGCCCGCTCGAACAGTTTCGTCGTAAATTCAGGGAAATAGAGGTCGGTCATGAGCACTAAATTAACCGGCTATGTATGGGATGGTTGCGCTGCATCAGGCATGAAATTATCCAGCGTGGCAATTATGGCCCGCCTGGCTGATTTCAGTAATGACGAAGGTGTGTGCTGGCCATCAATTGAAACCATTGCCCGCCAAATTGGCGCGGGAATGAGTACCGTCAGAACGGCTATCGCACGGCTGGAAGCAGAAGGCTGGTTAACGCGTAAGGCGCGTCGCCAGGGTAACCGCAATGCGTCGAATGTTTATCAGCTTAACGTTGCGAAGCTTCAGGCAGCGGCATTTTCTCAACTGTCAGATTCTGACCCGTCAAAATCTGACGCATCAAAATCTGACCCGTCAAAATTTGATGCGTCGAAATCTGGCAAAAAAGCGGGTTTTCACCCGTCAGAATCTGGCGGGGATCCGTCAGTAAAATCAAAACATGATCCGTCAGATAAAAAAACTTCTCGTCCGGACGCTTCGCAACCGGACACGCAGACGGCTGAACAGGAGTTTTTAACTCGCCATCCTGATGCGGTTGTATTCAGCCCTAAAAAGCGCCAGTGGGGAACGCAGGATGATTTGACCTGCGCACAGTGGCTCTGGAAAAAAATCATCGCCCTGTACGAGCAGGCCGCCGAATGTGACGGCGAGGTGGTTCGTCCCAAAGAACCGAACTGGACAGCCTGGGCAAACGAAATTCGCCTGATGTGTGTGCAGGATGGTCGTACTCATAAACAAATCTGCGAGATGTACAGCCGCGTCAGTCGCGATCCGTTCTGGTGCCGTAACGTGCTCAGCCCGTCGAAGCTGCGGGAAAAATGGGATGAGCTTTCCCTGCGCTTATCGCCGTCCGTCAGCACGTACACCGAAAAACGCGAAGACCCGTACTTCAAAGCCAGTTACGACAACGTGGACTACAGCCAAATCCCGGCAGGATTCAGGGGGTGAGCATGAGTCTTTTGAATGACGTTCAGAAATTCATTGAAGCCCATCCGGGCTGTACTTCCGGAGATATTGCGGATGCTTTTGCCGGTTACTCACGGCAGCGCGTTCTGCAGTCAGCAAGCAAGTTACGTCAGAGTGGGCGTGTGGCTCACCGTTGTGAAGGAGATACACACAGACATTTCCCGCGCCTGACTGAGAGAGCGCAGGATCCGGAACCACAACCAGTTCGTGAAACCAGACCTGTGCGCAATTTCTATGTCGGCACTAACGACCCGCGGGTGATTTTGTGCCTGACCCGCCAGGCGGAAGAACTGGAGTCCAGGGGCTTATACCGTCGTGCTGCAACGGTGTGGATGGCGGCATTCCGTGAAAGCCACTCCCAGCCAGAACGAAACAATTTTCTGGCGCGTCGTGAACGGTGTTTACGGAAAAGCAGTAAGCGGGCTGCATCAGGTGAAGAGTGGTATCTCTCAGGGAATTACGTGGGGGCTTAATGAGTAATAAATATTGCCAGGCGCTGGCGGAACTGCGGAACAAACCAGCCCATGAACTGAAGGAAGTGGGCGATCAGTGGCGCACGCCGGACAACATTTTCTGGGGAATTAACACTCTGTTTGGCCCGTTTGTTCTGGATCTGTTTACTGACGGTGATAACGCCAAATGTGCTGCGTATTACACGGCGGAAGACAACGCGCTGGCGCATGACTGGTCAGAACGCCTTGCGGAGCTTAAAGGTGCTGCCTTTGGTAATCCCCCATACAGCCGCGCCAGTCAGCATGAGGGGCAATACATCACCGGCATGCGTTACATCATGAAGCATGCCAGTGCCATGCGTGATAAAGGCGGGCGCTATGTTTTCCTGATCAAAGCTGCCACCAGCGAAGTGTGGTGGCCGGAAGATGCAGATCATATTGCTTTTATTCGCGGGCGTATTGGTTTTGAACTGCCTGCCTGGTTTATCCCGAAGGATGAGAAGCAGGTGCCGACAGGCGCTTTCTTCGCTGGTGCTATTGCTGTTTTCGACAAGACCTGGAAGGGACCGGCAATCAGCTACATCGGGCGCGATGAACTTGAGGCATGTGGTGAAGCCTTTCTGGTGCAGGTTCGCCAGCAGGCGGAAAAACTGGTCAGGGAGATGGCGGCATGACGACGTTAACTCAATGCCAGCAGCAGGTGCTGGATATGCTGATTTCTTATCAGAAAGAACGTGGCTTCCCGCCAACCAATCAGGAGGTGGCAACCATGCTGGGATACCGTTCAGTGAATGCAGCGGTGGAACATCTTCGCGCACTGGAGAAAAAAGGCGTCATCACGATAAAGCGTGGTGTGGCCCGGGGGATCACGCTTCATACCGTGGTGAAGGACGACGACAGCGAGGCGGTCGGGATTATCCGCTCACTGCTTGCCGGTGAGGAAAACGCCAGGCTGCGTGCAGCCCACTGGTTACATGAGAGGGGCCTGAAAGTATGAAGCTGATCCTGCCTTTTCCGCCCAGCGTGAACACGTACTGGCGACACCCCAACAAAGGGGCATTTGCTGGTAAGAGCCTGATAAGCGAGGCGGGGCGAAAATTTCAGAGCGCGGCGTGCGCAGCAATAGTTGAGCAGTTACGTCGTCTGCCGAAACCAACGTCGGCACCTGCTTCAGTGGAGATCGTGTTGTTTCCTCCGGATAACCGGATCCGCGATCTGGACAACTATAACAAGGCTCTGTTTGACGCCCTGACCCACGCGGGTGTGTGGGAAGACGACAGACAGGTGAAAAGAATGCTGGTGGAGTGGGGACCGGTTATCCCGAAAGGGAAGGTCGAGATCACTATCAGTAAGTATGAGAAACCGGCGGGTGCAGCCGCCTGATTAAGAGGAGAAACGAAGTATGAATAATCTGATGGTCATTGATGGTATTGAAGTTCGTCGTGATGCTTATGGGCGTTACAGCCTGAACGATCTGCATCGCGCAGCAGTAGCATCTGGTGCAAATGCCAGAACCAAGGAGCCGGGAAAGTTTCTTTCCAGCCAACAAACTGTTGAACTTGTTCATGAATTGACCAACACCCAGAATTTGGGTGTTGACCCGGTGAGTGTGATTCATGGGGGAAATGAACGGGGAACGTATGTCTGCAAGGAACTGGTGTATGCCTATGCAATGTGGATCAGCCCGTCATTCCATCTGAAGGTGATCCGTACTTTCGATATGGTAACCAGCGCACCGGAAAAATTATCCGGACAGGCTGCTGACAAGATGCAGGCTGGCGTGATCCTGCTGGACTTTATGCGCCGGGAGTTAAACCTGTCTAACTCTTCAGTGCTTGGTGCCTGTCAGAAACTCCAGGAGGCTGTTGGCTTACCGAATCTGGCACCGCGCTATGCCATTGATGCTCCTGCTGATGCACACGATGGCTCAAGTCGCCCGACACTGTCACTGAGTGCACTGCTGAAACAGTATGGTATACGCCTGACGGCTAATCAGGCATATCACCAGATGGTGAAACTGGGGATCGTCGAGCAGCGCGAACGATACAGCCGTACCGCGATTAACAACATCAAAAAATTCTGGTCGCTGACAGCGAAAGGTTGCATGTTCGGCAAGAACATCACCAGTCCCGCAAATCCGCGCGAGACGCAGCCGCATTTCTTCGAATCCCGATTCCCTGAGCTGTTAAAGCTGCTCGATACCGTTCATTGAGGTGACCGTGAGAGCACTACTGACCCCTGAAATTGCCCCGCGTATGGGGATCGTATTGTTCAGGCCAGGTTCAGAGCTGATGCCCCTGTTTATGCAGGGGCGTGTCCTGCTGGAGCCTGAGCCGGAGCGTTATTCATCTTTCGCCAGTGGTGCCGTTCCGGCGGCATCACAACCGCTGGCGGATGATCCTGCCGTTCGGGCCGTGTTCCGCAATGAGGCAGTTATCCGTCGTGCTGGTGGCGTGGAATGTCTTGAAAGCTGGTTACGTCGTGAAAAAGGCTGCCAGTGGCCTCATTCCGACTGGCACAGCGAGAACATGACCACAATGCGACACGCTCCGGGCGCAATCCGTCTGTGCTGGCACTGCGATAACCAGCTGCGCGATCAGTTCACGGAACGGCTGGAATCAATGGCAACGGATAACTGTGCCCGCTGGGTGTTGTCTGTTGTGCGTCGGGATCTCGGTTTTGATGATAGTCACGTTGTGACAATGCCGGAACTGTGCTGGTGGCTGATTCGTAATGACCTGGCGGATGCCTTACCGGAAAGTGCAGCCCGTAAGGCACTGAGATTACCAAAGCCTGTTGTGCCGTCTGTCACCCGGGAAAGTGACCTTGTGCCTTCGGTTCCTGCCACCAGCATCATCCAGGATAAGGCGAAAAAGGTGCTGGCGCTGAAAGTGGATCCGGAGTCGCCGGAGTCTTTTATGTTACGCCCAAAACGTCGCCGCTGGGTTAATGAAAAGTACACGCGCTGGGTTAAGACACAGCCGTGTGCATGTTGTGGAAAGCCTGCTGATGATCCCCACCACCTGATAGGCCACGGTCAGGGTGGGATGGGTACAAAAGCGCATGACCTCTTTGTGTTGCCTTTGTGCAGAAAGCATCACGACGAGCTGCATGCGGATACCGTGGCATTTGAAGAGAAGTATGGCTCCCAGCTGGAGCTGATATTTCGTTTTATCGATCGTGCGCTGGCAATAGGCGTACTGGCGTAAGTGGAGAACGAGCATGAACCTTGAAGCTTTACCAAAATATTACTCCCCAAAATCTCCAAAATTGAGTGATGACGCACCGGCGACAGGCTCGGGTGGTTTAACAATTACAGATGTGATGGCTGCGCAGGGGATGGTGCAGTCGAAAGCACCGCTTGGGTTTGCCTTATTCCTGGCAAAAGTTGGTGTTCAGGATCCTCAGTTTGCGATTGAAGGTCTGCTCAATTACGCGATGGCACTGGATAACCCGACATTGAACAAATTGAGTGAAGAAACCCGGTTACAGATCATCCCTTACCTTGTGAATTTTGCCTTTGCTGATTATTCCAGGTCTGCGGCAAGTAAGGCTCGCTGTGAGCATTGTGCTGGTACTGGATTTCATAATGTATTGCGCGAGGTGGTGAAACACTCCAGAAGCGGGGAATCTGTTATCAAGGAAGAGTGGGTGAAGGAACTATGTCAGCATTGTCATGGTAAGGGAGAAGTCAGCACAGCGTGCAGAGGGTGTAAGGGTAAAGGTATTGTCCTGGATGAAAAAAGGACCCGGCTTCATGGCACGCCTGTTTATAAGATTTGTGGGCGTTGCAATGGAAACCGATTTAGCCGTTTACCAACCACACTGGCGCGGAATCATGTCCAGAAGCTGGTACCAGACCTGACGGATTATCAGTGGTACAAAGGATATGCAGATGTCATTGATAAACTGGTTACAAAGTGCTGGCAGGAAGAAGCATATGCAGAGACACAATTGAGAAAGGTGACAAGATAAATGATTTTCGACGAAGATGGCGACATGATACTTGCATTTTTCAAAAAATCTGGATAAGATTTTCTCAACGATGGGCTTTATGTATCTGCTGTTGATAACCTTCAAGAACTCGCCATTGAGCGGGTTTTTTATTGTGTAAAAACAGAATGACGGTATTAATTAGTAATATAATTATTCGACCATACAACTAGGGGTCGAAAAAATGTATGTTTTTGAGTTAATCAAGCCAGGCAGTAATCTTAAGTTTGAAAACAGAGAGTTAGAATGGACGTTTAATAACTTATTATCCCATTTAGAAACTGCATTTTATGATGCTAATGTAGCATTAAATTTATTCGAACAGGAAAGAACTAAGAATAACAGTAAATTCGATAATATTTCTCAGACATGGCAAGCTGATGTACAGAAACGACAAGCACTGGAAATGCTGGTTCGTAAAGAGTTTGGTTATCAACCTTATGAATATTCAGAACAGGTTTTTTCAGAGGTCGAGCTACGTCTAAAAAGAGAAAAATGGAATAACGGTGAATATCCGTTGGCTCATCAACACAGATTGATCTTCTTACATGCAAAATCATTTCTCTACGCTTTGGATGCTATTGATAAATTTTTAAAGGTAATTTCAAAAGAAAATGGCGCGCCAGAGAACATTAAAAAATTGCATGAACAGCTTTCTAAAGACTTTCCGGATTTAAGAAAGGTAAGGAATTCAGCTCAACACATGGAAGACAGAGTTCGTGGGCTTGGTGCAGAGAAAGAACCAAAGCCAATAAAACTCAAACCTGTAAATAATATTCATGTTGTTGCACCTCAGGGGGCATTGATGTTGAATAACTTATTCGGAACTAAATTTGGGTGCACTATGGCTGATGGCTATTATGGTGAAGTAGATATTTCGACAGAGTCTTTGGCAAAGTTGCAAAATTTAATCCAAAAAGTTTTTAATTCCTTCAGTTGGGAAGGACCAAAGCAACACCTTCCCCGATAACATTTTCTTTTTTATTGAAAGCCGCCAAATAATTGGCGGCTTTTTTATTTCACAGTACCCGCAAATATCGCGAGGTGAGAGATGACGAAATGCCTCATAACCCAAATACCTGGCTGGAGTTGGTCCAGAGCTGGTGGCGTGGAGACACGCCGCTGGGCGCAGTAATTATGTCGATCGTTATGGCTGGCTTGCGCATTGCCTATTTTGGCGGTGGTGGTGGCTGGAAGCGAAAAACGCTCGAGATTTTGCTCTGTGGCGCTCTGACACTGACTTTTGCATCCGCTCTTGAGTATGTCGGATGGCCTAAATCACTTTCTGTTGCCATTGGTGGTGGGGTGGGGCTGATCGGTGTCGATGCTATTCGTGGGGCTGCAATGCGAGTAATCGGTAATAAATTTGGTAGCTCGAAGGAGTAATTTATGCAGGCTCTAAATTCCCAGCGTAAAGCTTTCCTTGATATGGTGGCATGGTCAGAAGGAACGGATAACGGGCGACAACCGACACGTAACCACGGTTATGATGTTATTGTTGGTGGCGAACTGTTCACTGATTACTCCGATCACCCTCGCAAACTTGTCACGCTAAACCCCAAACTCAAATCAACAGCAGCCGGACGTTATCAGCTACTTTCACGCTGGTGGGATGCTTACCGTAAGCAGCTTGGCCTGAAAGACTTCTCCCCCAAAAGCCAGGACGCAGTGGCATTGCAGCAGATTAAAGAACGTGGCGCTTTACCGATGATTGATCGCGGTGATATCCGTCAGGCAATCGACCGTTGCAGCAATATCTGGGCTTCACTGCCGGGGGCTGGTTATGGTCAGTTCGAGCATAAGGCTGACAACCTGATTGCAAAATTCAAAGAAGCTGGCGGAATGGTCAGAGAGATTGAGGTATGAGCAGAGTAACCGCGATTATCTCCGCTCTGGTTATCTGCATCATCGTCTGCCTGTCATGGGCTGTTAATCATTACCGTGATAACGCCATCGCCTACAAAGAGCAGCGCGATAAAAAAGTCAGTGAGCTGAAGCAGGCGACTACCACCATTACTGACATGCAGCAGCGCCAGCGTACTGCTGATGCACTTGATGCTAAATACACGAAGGAGTTAGCTGATGCGAAAGCTGAAAATGATGCTCTTCGGCGCAAGCTTGATAATGGTGGTAGGGTGCTCGTCAAAGGAAAATGCCCTGTGCCATCCTCAGCCGAAACCTCCAGCGCCTCCGGCATGGGCAATGATGCCACCGTCGAACTCTCTCCAGTTGCTGGACGAAACGTTCTCGGTATCCGGGACGGAATTATCAGCGACCAAACAGCACTAAGAACGCTTCAGGAATACATCAGGACGCAATGCCTTCGATGATAGCGATAATTTTACTCATCATCCTTCACATCTGGCTCTGTAGACAGGGTGGTGATCACTTCTGGAGTGAATCCAGATTAAACATCTCATTGCTGATGCTTGATATTGAGCATCTGGCGCGCGGTAAGGGGCTGCGTTGAGATAAGAGCCAGTCATCACAAACACCAGGATTTAGCCTCGCATTTGCGGGGCTTTTTTACATCTGCAGTAAACCGCGCATCGCAGCGCGTAACAATCCCGAGTCTTTCAGAAAGCTGAGCCTGAGAACTGCCGTATATGGTGGCGACCATCTCGGGGACGGCTTTTCTGTGCGAACAGGCTCATCTTTCTAAAAGGTAAAGACGCAATGAACTACCCAACCGTTGTTAACGATATAGATTTCAGAGACCTAATTTTTGTAGCAAACAACGATCCGGTTACAGATTCTTTTATGGTGGCAAAAGCATTTGGAAAGCTGCCGAAGAACGTGGTTCGTGACATTGAACGAACCATAGAAGCTTGCCCTCCTGAGTTTGATACAAAGCTCAACTTTGAGCTTTGCTATAAAAACAATGAGTTACAGAATGGTAAGCCGCAAAAATTCTACCGTCTCCGCAAGGATGGGTTGATGCTTTTGGTTATGTCCTACACCAAAAAAGAAGCAATGCGTATCAAAATTGCTTACATCAACGCATTTAACTGGATGTACGCCATGCTTCAGGTTGGTCATCGTCAATTTGAAGAAGAGAGAAATGCCGTAATGCTGGAGTACATGAAAGAGAAGGATGTTGCCAGCATGTCAGGTCGCCTGCTCAATCGCTGGGGAAAAATTAAGAAGCCTCAGCTACTGGCGAGAATTGAACGCCTTGAACAGCACGGGCAGACCGTAATCCCCGGACTCACTAATTAACAGCAGTACCACGAAGCAACCCAAGCCAGTAAGTGGGGAAATAACACTGGCAGCCACTGAAAGATGAACCTCCTGCCTTATGGCAAAAAAAGATTCTTTGTGGTGGCGGACTGATGGAAAGACATCGGTTATTGCAGAGGCCATTCAATGAGTGGTCTCGACAATGGCTTATACCCTGCACGGGATAACTTAACTGATATCCCTTTTAACGGATAAACGGAGCCAATAATGGCAGAGAATGTCGGCATTATGGCAGTGAAATTTGGATAAATCGGAGATTAGTACATATGCCGCCACGAATCCCAAAAGCCTGCCGTGTTCGCGGTTGCCGCCATACCACCACAGACCCGTCAGGCTACTGCGAAAGCCACAAAAGCGAAGGCTGGAGACAATACAAGCCAGGCCAGTCCCGTCATCAGCGCGGCTACGGTTCGAAATGGGATGCTATCCGTGAACGTGTACTGAAGCGTGACAAAGGCCTGTGTCAGTTATGTCTGCGTTCTGGTGTGGTGCGTGAGGCGAAAACTGTTGACCACATCATCCCTAAAGCGCATGGCGGCACTGATGCTGACAGTAATCTGCAGAGTCTGTGCTGGCCGTGCCATAAGACGAAGACGGCCCGTGAACGGTTAAAGTGATAATAATTCTCAACTGTCTGAGGGGAGGGGCGGGTCAAATCCCTGTGACCTGACGTCTTCCGGACTGCCCGCCCCATCGTTTTTTTATACCCGCGAAAAATGAAATTTAACCAGGAGTGCCGCATATGGCTGGAACGGCGGGGCGTTCCGGGCGTCGCCCCAAGCCAACGGCGCGCAAGGCGCTGGCCGGAAACCCCGGCAAGCGAGCCCTGAACAAAGATGAACCTGTTTTTACGCCCATCAAAGGCGTTGAGCCACCGGAGTGGTTCGCAGAAGAAAATCTCCCTCTCGCCACGATCATGTGGCAACTGACAACCAAAGAACTCTGCGGTCAGGGCCTGTTGTGCGTGACTGACCTCGCGGTGCTTGAGCGGTGGTGCGTGGCCTATGAGTTCTGGCGACGTGCCGTGAAAAATATTGCCATACAGGGCAACACCATCACCGGTGCAATGGGCGGCAGGGTCAAAAATCCGGAGCTGACCGCCAAAAAAGAACAGGAGTCCGAGATGAGCAGCACGGGGGCAATGCTCGGACTCGACCCCAGCAGCCGCCAGCGTCTGATTGGCCTGGCGGGGCAGAAGAAAGCCACTAACCCGTTTCTGAAAATCATCGAGTCATGAGCCGGAAATCTTACCCCAACGTAAATGCTGCCAATCAGTATGCCCGTGATGTTGTGCGCGGAAAGATTGTGGCCTGCCAGTTTGTGATTCAGGCCTGCCAGCGCCATCTTGATGACCTGATGGCGGAAAAAAGTAAGTCGTTTCGTTACCGCTTCGACAAGGACCTGGCTGAACGGGCCGCCAAATTTATTCAGCTGTTGCCGCACACCAAGGGTGAGTGGGCATTCAAGAGGATGCCCATCACGCTGGAGCCGTGGCAGCTATTTGTGGTCTGCTGTGCGTTTGGCTGGGTCAATAAAGGGTCCCGGCTGCGCCGCTTCCGGGAGGTGTATACCGAAATCCCCCGTAAGAACGGCAAATCGGCAATCTCTGCCGGTGTTGCCCTGTATTGTTTTGCCTGTGATAACGAGTTTGGCGCGGAAGTGTATTCCGGTGCCACGACAGAGAAACAGGCGTGGGAAGTCTTTCGCCCGGCGCGACTGATGTGTAAACGCACACCCATGCTGACGGAAGCGTTCGGGATTGAGGTTAACGCCTCAAACATGAATCGTCCGGAGGATGGCGCGCGGTTTGAACCGCTGATCGGTAACCCCGGTGATGGTTCATCACCCCACTGTGCGGTGGTGGATGAATATCACGAGCACGCCACCGATGCGCTTTACACCACGATGCTTACCGGGATGGGGGCGCGACGTCAGCCACTGATGTGGGCCATTACTACTGCCGGGTACAACATTGAGGGGCCGTGCTACGACAAGCGACGGGAAGTTATCGAGATGCTCAACGGGTCGGTACCCAACGATGAACTGTTCGGGATCATCTATACCGTTGACGAAGGCGATGACTGGACCGACCCGCAGGTGCTGGAAAAAGCTAACCCGAATATTGGCGTGTCGGTTTATCGCGAATTTTTGTTAAGTCAGCAGCAGCGTGCGAAAAATAACGCCCGTCTGGCAAACGTCTTTAAAACAAAACACCTCAATATCTGGGTGTCGGCGCGTTCGGCGTATTTCAACCTGGTGAGCTGGCAGAGCTGCGAGGATAAATCACTGACCCTTGAGCAGTTCGAGGGGCAGCCGTGCATTCTGGCCTTTGACCTGGCGCGTAAACTGGATATGAACAGCATGGCGCGACTTTATACCCGCGAGATTGACGGTAAAACGCATTACTACAGTGTGGCCCCGCGTTTCTGGGTACCGTATGACACGGTGTACAGCGTCGAGAAAAATGAAGATCTACGGACAGCCGAACGCTTTCAGAAATGGGTGGAAATGGGCGTTCTGACCGTTACCGATGGTGCGGAAGTGGATTATCGCTACATCCTCGAGGAGGCCAAAGCGGCGAACAAAATCAGCCCGGTCAGTGAGTCACCCATCGACCCCTTCGGGGCGACCGGGCTGTCACATGACCTTGCTGATGAAGACCTGAACCCCATCACTATCATTCAGAACTACACCAACATGTCCGATCCGATGAAAGAGCTGGAAGCGGCAATTGAATCGGGGCGCTTTCATCATGATGGCAATCCCATCATGACCTGGTGTATCGGCAACGTGGTCGGCAAAACCATTCCGGGTAACGATGATGTGGTGAAGCCCGTCAAAGAGCAGGCGGAAAACAAAATCGATGGTGCAGTTGCGCTGATTATGGCGGTTGGCAGAGCCATGCTGTACGAGAAAGAAGACACGCTGTCTGACCACATTGAGTCCTATGGGATCCGCTCGCTTTAACTGAGGTAATTATGATCATGCTGATTCTCGCGCCTCTGGTGGGCGTGCTGGGGGCGCTTTTGCTGGCGTATGGTGCCTGGCTGATTTATCCCCCGGCGGGGTTTGTTGTTGCCGGGGCGTTGTGCCTGTTCTGGTCGTGGCTGGTGGCGCGATATCTCGACCGTACACAGTCGTCTGTCGGCGGAGGTAAATAGTGTTCTTTTCGGGATTATTTCAACGAAAAAGTGTCGCACCAGTGACCACGCCAGCAGAGCTGGCGGATGCTATCGGGTTGTCCTACGACACCTATACCGGAAAGCAGATCAGCAGCCAGCGGGCCATGCGACTGACGGCGGTTTTTTCCTGCGTCAGGGTGCTGGCAGAGTCGGTCGGGATGTTGCCCTGCAATCTGTATCACCTGAACGGCAGCCTGAAAAAGAGAGCCACCGGCGAGCGTCTGCATAAGCTGATCTCCACGCATCCCAATGGCTATATGACGCCGCAGGAGTTCTGGGAGCTGGTGGTCACCTGTCTGTGCTTGCGGGGAAACTTTTACGCCTACAAAGTGAAAGCATTTGGCGAAGTGGCTGAACTGCTGCCCGTCGATCCCGGCTGTGTGGTACCGAAGCTTAACAGTAGCTGGGAGCCGGTCTATCAGGTCACATTCCCGGACGGCTCCACGGATGTACTGAGCCAGGAAGATATCTGGCATGTGCGCACGCTGACGCTGGACGGTCTGGTGGGACTGAATCCCATCGCCTATGCCCGCGAGGCAATATCGCTGGCAGCTGCGACCGAAGAGCACGGGGCCAGACTGTTCAGCAATGGTGCGGTGACGTCCGGTGTGTTGCGTACAGAGCAGACGCTGTCGGATCAGGCTTATGAGCGCCTGAAGAAAGATTTTGAGGAGCGTCACACCGGGCTTGGCAATGCTCACCGCCCGATGATCCTTGAGATGGGGCTGGACTGGAAGTCGATGGCGCTGAACGCCGAGGACAGCCAGTTCCTGGAAACCCGCAAGTTTCAGCTTGAAGAAATCTGTCGTCTGTTCCGGGTGCCATTGCACATGGTGCAGAACACCGATCGCGCCACCTTCAACAATATCGAAGAGCTGGGGCTGGGATTTATCAACTATTCACTGGTGCCGTATCTGACCCGCATTGAGCAGCGGATCAACACCGGACTGGTACGAAAAAGTAAGCAGGGCGTTTATTACGCCAAATTTAACGCCGGGGCGTTACTGCGCGGGGATATGAAGTCCCGTTTTGAAGCCTACGCCACCGGTATCAACTGGGGAATTTACTCTCCCAATGACTGCCGCGACCTGGAAGATATGAATCCGCGTCCCGGTGGGGATGTCTATCTCACACCGATGAATATGACCACGAAACCCTCCGATGGCAGTAAAGCCGGTAAGCAGAAGGATAACGCCAATGCAGACGAAACAACGTCTTGATGTACCGCTGAGTCTGAAATCTGTCAGTGACTCCGGTGAGTTTGAAGGGTATGGCTCCGTCTTTGGTGTAAAGGACAGCCACGATGATGTGGTGATGTCCGGGGCATTTGCTGCTTCCCTGCGGGCGTGGAGTGACAGAAAAGCGTTACCTGCGCTGCTCTGGCAGCACCGCATGGATGAGCCCATCGGTGTTTACACCGAAATGAAGGAAGACGATGTCGGGCTTTACGTCAGGGGGCGATTGCTCATTGATGATGATCCCCTGGCAAAACGCGCACATGCACACATGAAGGCCGGTTCGTTAACCGGCCTTTCTATTGGGTACGTCCTGAAGGACTGGGAATACGACCGGACGAAAGAAGCCTTTCTGCTGAAAGAAATCGACCTCTGGGAAGTCAGTCTGGTGACGTTCCCGTCTAACGACGAGGCACGGATCAGCGACGTCAAGAACGCGCTGGCTCGCGGGGAAATCCCCGAACAGAAAAAAATCGAAAGAGTCCTGCGTGATGTCGGACTCTCCCGTACCCAGGCCAAAGCATTCATGGCCGGGGGCTATAGCGCACTGTCCCTGCGCGACGCTGAGGATGTGAGCTCTGCACTGAATGCACTGAAAAATCTGAACTTCTAATCAGGAGAAATACGATGGCGGTAGATATTAAAGATGTCGAACAGGTCGCGCAGGAGCTGCAGCAGAAGTTTGACGACTTCAAAGCAAAGAACGACAAGCGCGTGGATGCGATTGAGCAGGAAAAAGGCAAGCTTGCCGGACAGGTGGAAACCCTGAACGGGAAACTCAGCGAGCTGGAAAATCTCAAAAGCGACCTTGAAAAAGAGCTGCTTGAGCTGAAACGTCCGGCAGGTGGATCGCAAAATAAACTGGCCACCGAGCATAAAGAGGCGTTTGTGGGCTTCCTGCGTAAAGGCCGTGAAGACGGTCTGCGCGATCTGGAGCGTAAGGCATTGCAGGTGGGCACCGATGAAGACGGTGGCTACGCCGTGCCGGAAGAACTGGATCGCAACATTCTTAACCTGCTGAAAGATGAAGTGGTGATGCGCCAGGAAGCCACGGTGATCACCGTTGGTGGTTCCGACTACAAAAAACTGGTGAATCTGGGCGGCACGGCTTCCGGATGGGTTGGCGAGACTGACGCGCGCTCCCAGACTGCCACCTCAAAACTGGGCCTGATTGAACCTTTCATGGGGGAAATCTACGGTAACCCGCAGGCCACCCAGAAAATGCTGGATGATGCCTTTTTCAACGTGGAAGCATGGATCAACAGCGAGCTGGCAACCGAATTTGCCGAACAGGAAGAAATTGCCTTTACCACCGGCGATGGTACCAAGAAGCCGAAAGGGTTCCTGGCGTATGAATCCACGGATGAAACCGATAAGGTCCGGGCGTTCGGCAAACTTCAGCATATTGTATCCGGCGACGCGACGGCGGTGACCGCAGACGCCATTATCAAACTGATTTACACGCTGCGTAAGGCACACCGCACCGGCGCGAAGTTCATGATGAACAACAATAGCCTGTTTGCCATCCGTCTGCTGAAAGACAGCGAGGGTAACTATCTGTGGCGTCCGGGGCTGGAGCTGGGGCAGCCGTCCTCTCTGGCGGGTTACGGTATCGCTGAAAACGAACAGATGCCGGATATCGCCGCTGATGCGAAAGCCATTGCATTTGGTAACTTCAAACGGGGTTACACCATCGTTGACCGTATCGGCACCCGCATTCTGCGTGACCCGTACACCAATAAACCGTTTGTCGGTTTTTATACCACCAAACGCACCGGCGGCATGCTGGTCGATTCGCAGGCCATCAAACTGCTGAAGATTGCAGTGGCGTAATCACTCAGGGGCGCGGAACCGCGCCCCTGTTCTGACGGGTGAAGAATCATGATCCTGAAACAAGATCTGAAATGGTCACCGGACGGTATGCGTGTTGAGGTCATTCGGGCCGGTGAGTATGACGACGGGGCGCTTCCTGCCCGGGTGCAGGAGATTGCACTTCAGGCCGGGTTAGCAGAGCGCGGAACCAGTGCAAAAAGCAGTAAAGCGACAAAAGAGAAAAAAGCCACGACCAGTAAAGAGGGCTGAGTATGCTTCTGACAATGGAAGAGATTAAAGCCCAACTCCGGCTGGATGAGGATTTCGATGCTGATGACCGCCATCTGCAACTGCTGGCCTGTGCGGCACAAAAGCGGACGGAAACGTATCTGAACCGGAAGCTCTATGCACCGGATGAAACCATTCCGGACAGCGATCCGGACGGGCTGCACCTGCCGGATGATATTCGTCTGGGGATGCTGATGCTTATCAGCCATTTTTACGAAAACCGCTCGTCGGTTACGGAAGTGGAGAAACTCGACATGCCGCAGAGTTTTGGCTGGCTTGTCGGCCCGTACAGGTACTTTCCGCAATGAAAATTCGTCAGGCGCAGACCAGCGCAACCTACATTCTGCCGGACCCCGGTGAACTGAATAAACGCGTCCTGATCCGCCAGCGGGTGGATATGCCCGCGGATAACTTTGGCGTGGAGCCTCAATACCCGGTTACGTTCCGGACATGGGCGAAGGTTATCCAGACCAGTGCCACCACCTGGCAGGAAACCGCGCAGACCGGGGACGCCATCACCCATTACATCACCATTCGTTACCGCCGGGGGATCACTGCTGATTATGAGGTGGTCTGTGATGACAGTGTGTACCGGGTGAAACGTCAGCGTGATCTGAACGGGGCGCGGCGCTTTCTGCTGCTGGAGTGTACGGAGCTGGGCGAATGTAGGCAGAGTCACGGAGGCAGCAATGGCGACTCCCTTTTTTCACGTTGATGTTCAGCAGCCCGCCGAGATGCGCTTTAACCGCGCCCGTGTCCGGCGGGCGTTTGTCACGATTGGGCAGCGTCATATGCGTGATGCCCGTCGGCTGGTGATGCGCCGTGCGCGGTCGGCACCGGGTGAAAACCCCGGTTATCAGACCGGACGCCTGGCTCGTTCGATTGGTTATATGGTGCCGAGAGCCAGTAAAAAGCGAGCCGGTTTTATGACACGCATTGCCCCTAACCAGCGCAACGGGAAGGGGAACCGGATGATCTCTGGTGACTTCTATCCGGCGTTTCTGTTTTTTGGTGTCCGGGGAGGAGCAAAACGTCGTCGTAGTCATCATCGTGGTGCATCCGGTGGCAGCGGCTGGCGACTGGCTCCACGTAATAACTTCATGGTGGAAACGCTTGAAAAGAACCGCAGCTGGACACGCTATTTTCTGGCGCGGGAATTGCGTAAATCACTGAAGCCGGAGCGACGACACAGATGAAACTGACGCCTGTTATTGCTGCACTGCGTGCCCGTTGTCCGTATTTTGAAAACCGGGTTGCAGGCGCGGCCCAGTTCAAAAATCTGCCGGAGGTCGGAAAGCTGAAACTCCCGGCGGCATATGTTGTACCGGGTGATGATTCTCCGGGAGAAAACAAAAGCCAGACCGACTACTGGCAGGAGCTGAAAGAGGGGTTCTCCGTGGTTGTCATACTGAGTAACGGGCGTGATGAGCGCGGTCAGTTTGCCTCGTATGATGTGGTGGACGATGTCCGGCAGATGCTCTTTAAGGCTCTGCTGGGCTGGAACCCGGAGGCGTGCGGTAACCCGATTACCTATGACGGCGGCACGCTGCTGGATCTGAATCGTCATGAGCTGATTTATCAGTTCGATTTTTCGGTCATCAGCGAGCTGACTGAAGACGATACCCGCCAGCAGGATGATCTGAACAGTCTGGATGAACTGCAAACGCTGGCGATTGATGTTGATTATCTCGAGCCCGGTAACGGGCCTGACGGCGATATCGAACATCACACCGAAATAACCCTTCCTTCCTGAGGATCCTCATGTTTGTCAAACCTGTTAAAGGGCGGTCAGTGCCTGACCCTGCCCGCGGCGACCTTTTGCCCGCCGAAGGGCGAAATGTTGACGAGAACAACTACTGGCTGCGCCGTGAAGCAGCGGGTGATATCCGGCGCGTGAATAAAAAGGTGAACACCGATGACGATAAGCTTTAACACCATTCCGTCGAATACGCTGGTTCCGTTGTTTTATGCGGAAATGGATAACCAGGCGGCGAATACTGCACAGGACAGCGGAGCATCGCTGCTGATTGGTCATGCCAATAACGGTGCAGAGATTGTTGCCAACAGTCTGGTACTGATGTCGTCGGCAGACTATGCACGCCAGATTTGTGGTGCGGGAAGTCAGCTGGCGCGTATGGTCGAGGCTTATCGCCAGACTGACCCGTTTGGCGAGCTGTATGTGATTGCCGTTCCTGAATCCACAGGTGCGGCGGCAACAGTTACGCTGACGGTGACCGGGGCGGCAACCGAAACCGGCACGGTGAATGTGTATGTAGGACGTACCCGCGTGCAGGCACCGGTGACTAACGGCGATAACGTCACGATGATTGCCAGCAGTATCCAGGATGCCATCAATGCCGTTCCGACCCTGCCGTTTACGGCTTCATCTTCGGCAGGCGTGGTCACACTGACCGCGCGTCATAAGGGGCTTTGTGGGAATGAAATTCCTGTCAGCCTCAATTACTACGGCTTTGGTGGGGGCGAAGTGCTGCCAGCGGGCGTACAGATTGCCGTGGCGACGGGTACCGCCGGAACGGGTGCTCCGGTTCTCACCGGCGCGGTGGCTGCAATGGCGGATGAGCCGTTTGATTATATCGGCCTGCCGTTCAACGACACGGCCTCCGTTAACACGCTGGTGACCGAGATGAACGATACCAGCGGTCGCTGGAGCTATGCGCGTCAGCTGTATGGTCATGTGTATACGGCAAAGATCGGCACGCTGTCAGAACTGGTGACCGCAGGTGACCAGTTTAACCAGCAGCACATTACCCTGGCGGGGTACGAAAAAGAGACCCAGACGCCTGCCGACGAGCTGGCGGCAAGCCGTACCGCCCGCGCAGCGGTGTTTATCCGCAACGATCCGGCACGTCCCACGCAGACCGGTGAGCTGGTGGGTATGCTGCCTGCGCCGAAGGGGAAACGGTTCACGATGACCGAACAACAGACCCTGCTGTCTCATGGCGTGGCAACGGCGTATGTCGAAAGCGGGGTACTACGCATTCAGCGTGATGTCACCACGTACAGGAAAAACGCTTACGGGGTTGCGGATAACAGTTACCTCGACAGTGAGACGCTGCATACCAGCGCGTATGTACTGCGCAAACTGAAATCCGTCATTACCAGTAAGTACGGGCGTCACAAGCTTGCCAGTGACGGTACCCGCTTTGGTCCCGGTCAGGCGATTGTCACCCCGGCGGTGATCAAAGGGGAACTGCTGGCAACCTACCGTCAGCTTGAGCGTGCGGGGATCGTGGAAAACTACGAACTGTTTAAGCAGTACCTGGTTGTGGAGCGTGATGCCAGCGATCCGAACCGCCTGAACACGCTGTTCCCGCCTGACTATGTTAACCAGCTGCGTGTCTTTGCCGTGGTTAATCAGTTCCGTCTTCAGTATTCAGAGGAGTCTGCATAATGGCCCGTATCGGGGGAACCTGTTATTTCAAAATTGACGGTCAGCAGCTATCGCTGACCGGCGGCATTGAGGTGCCCATGAACAAAACGGTTAACGATGACATCATCGGCCTGGACGGTTCAGTGGACCGCAAGGAAACTCACCGTGCGCCTTATGTCAAAGGGACCTTCAAGGTGCCGAAGAATTTTCCGGTAAGCAAAATCACCTCGTCTGATGAGATGACCATCACTGCCGAGCTGGCGAACGGTCAGGTCTATGTACTGTCGTCTGCCTGGCTGCACGGCGAAGCGAACCATAATGCCGAAGAAGGCACGGTTGATCTTGAGTTCCACGGTGAAGAAGGGGATTACCAGTAATGAAAGAGCTTGAGTTAAAGAAACCGATTACTGCTCATGGCGAGACACTCTCCGTACTGGAGTTTGATGAACCCACCGGGAAGGATGTCCGCGAGCTGGGGTATCCCTACCAGATGAATCAGGATGAGTCAGTCAGACTTCTGGCGCATGTGGTGTCGAAATACATTGTGCGGCTGGCGAAAGTGCCGCAAAGCTCTGTCGACCAGATGTCTCCGGCAGACCTGAATGCAGCGGCGTGGCTTGTGGCTGGTTTTTTCCTCCAGGCCTGACGGCTGAATACCTCACTGATCGCTTCTTTGACTGCGCCAGCTACTGGCGCATTAATCCTTTCGAATTGCTGAATATGCCGATCAGTGAAATTCCCTTGCTGGTCAGTCAGGCAAACAGGATAGAGCAGGAGAAACGCACACATGGCGGAATTTGAGCTTAAGGCGTTGATCACCGGTGTCGACAGGCTTTCTCCCGCGCTGTCGAAAATGCAAAAGAAAATCCGGGGATTTAAACGCCAGGCGGAAGAAGCGTCACAGGGTGGGCTGGCGCTTGGTGGCGGACTGGCAGCGGGTCTGACGCTTTCCCTGAAATCTTATGCCGATCAGGAAAACGCCGCCACCGGGCTGAAAGTCGCCATGATGGATGCGAACGGCGAGGTTGGAAAGAGCTTTCAGGACATCAATAAACTGGCTATTGGCCTGGGTAACCAGCTACCCGGTACAACGGCTGATTTCCAGAACATGATGCAGATGCTGGTGCGTCAGGGGATCCCGGCAGAAAACATTCTTGGCGGTGTGGGTAAAGCGACAGCTTATCTTGCGGTACAACTGAAAAAAACACCGGAAGCGGCTGCTGAGTTTGCTGCAAAGATGCAGGATGCTACCGGAACGGCGTCAGAAGACATGATGGGGCTGTTCGACACTATCCAGAAGGCGTTTTATCTGGGTGTTGACGATACCAACATGTTGTCCTTCTTCACTAAAACCAGCTCTGTTCTGAAGATGGTGAACAAGGACGGTCTTCAGGCTGCACAGAGCCTTGCCCCCATCAGCGTCATGATGGATCAGATGGGGATGAACGGGGAGTCGGCAGGTAACGCCCTGCGAAAAGTTATCCAGTCCGGATTAAGCGTTAAGAAAATCAGGGACGTCAATAAAATCATGGCCCGCCAGAAACTCGGGGTACAGCTCGATTTTACTGACGGCAAAGGAAGTTTTGGCGGTCTTGATAACATGTTCAGGCAACTGGCAAAGCTGCGAAAACTGACCGACGTTAAGCGAACAGGTGTACTTAAGGCAATATTTGGTGATGATGCCGAAACCCTTCAGGTGGTCAATGCACTAATCGATAAAGGAAAGGATGGCTACGATCAGATCCAGCAGAAGATGAATAAACAGGCCAGCCTGAATAAACGTGTTCAGGCCCAGCTTGGTACGCTGTCCAGCCTGTGGGAGGCAATGACGGGGACCGCAACTAACGGCCTTGCGGCTATTGGCGGCGCATTTTCTGGTGACGCCAAAAATATCACGCAATGGCTGGGGGAGTTAGGGGAAAAATTCACGAAGTTTGCGGATGAAAATCCCCGGGTTATTCGCGGCGTCGTCGGGCTTGCTGCCGGTCTTGCGATTCTGAAACTGGGATTGATGGGCGTTGGCGGTGCCATCAGTATTGTCAGCAGGATCATGTCGATGACGCCGATTGGAATGATTGCGACGGCGATAGCCCTGGCTGCGGGATTAATTATCACTAACTGGGATGTTGTCGGACCTTATTTCAAGAAGCTCTGGGAAACCATTGGTCCTTATTTTGAGGCTGGCTGGGAACTTCTGAAGAAGGTTTTTGCCTGGTCGCCGCTGGGGATGGTAATCAATAACTGGGGACCGGTTGTTAAGTGGTTTCAGGATATGTGGGACAAACTGAAGCCAATTATTGAGTGGTTTACCGACAGTTCCGGTGACACGGTCGATGCCATTAACTCTGCGCAGTGGGGCGCGGGTGCTTATGATGCTTATGGGACGGGAATACCGGCACGGGGATACACACCTTATCAGGCGGTAGATCCGGCTCAGTCAAACAACGCCTCCGGTGCCACAGGCCCGAATCCCTTCATGATTAACAAAGCTTCTGCGCCAAAAGTTGATGGTGAGATCAAGGTCTCTTTTGTGAATTTGCCTCCGGGTATGCGGGTTATGGAAACGCGATCCAGCGGTTTTGATGTCAGCCATGATGTTGGCTATACGCGCTTTGGCAGGTAATGAAAAATTAATCTGTTAATGAGTCCCACTCCGGTGGGATTTTTTATGTACGGAGTTTATATGACGTGGAAAGACAGACTTCAGGACGCGTCATTTCGCGGTGTGCCGTTTAAGGTTGAAGAAGAAAGTGCGGAAACCGGTCGTCGTGTGGAAACGCACGAATACCCGAACCGCGACAAACCCTATACCGAAGACCTGGGGAAAATCACTTTCCGCCCGTCCATCACAGCTTATGTGGTGGGAGATGACTGCTTTGACCAGCGCGATCGCCTGATTGACGCGCTGAATAAACCCGGTCCCGGCACGCTTGTCCATCCGACTTACGGTGAGCTGAAAGTCTGTGTTGACGGGGAAGTTCGGGTCAGCACATCGAAGAGTGAAGGGCGTATTGTCCGCTTTGACCTGAAGTTTGTCGAAGCGGGAGAACTCTCTTACCCCACTTCAGGTGCGGCGACGGCGCAGACGCTGATGTCATCCTGTTCTGCACTGGATGACTGCATCAGTGACAGCTTCAGTGGTTTCAGTATCGATGGCGTGGCAGATTTTGTGCAGAACGACGTCGTCGGTAATGCCAGCACAATGCTTGGGTATGTTTCTGATGCGATGAAAGTGGTGGATTCTGCCGTATCGGATGCCGCCAGGCTGTTGCAGGGGGATATCTCGGTACTTCTGCCGCCACCATCGTCAGGCAAAAATTTCGTTGAGCAGGTGCAGAAAATGTGGCGTACCGGGAAACGCCTTTATGGTAACGCCAGCGACCTGGTCACCATGATCAAAACGCTTTCCGGTGTCAGCCTCGGCAGCGATCTGCAACCGCGCGGCGTCTGGAAAACGGACAGTAAAACTACCGCCACGGCGACGCAGCAGCGTAACGTGGTTGCCAGCACCCTTCGTACGACCGCAATCAGCGAAGCGGCGTATGCCGTCACACGATTGCCTGCGCCCACAACTTCCGCGGTGATGCAGAATGCCACAGTAGGGCAGTCAACAACACCCGCGCAGAGCACCGGCTGGCCTTCTGTCACGCATCCGGCACTGAACAATGCACCGGCGGTGAAAAACACGGTTGACCTGCCAACGTGGGAAGAACTGACCGACATTCGCGACACACTGAATACGGCAATTGATAAGGAGTTGTCCCGTACAACCAGTGATGCGCTGTTTCTGGCGCTGCGCCGGGTGAAAGCAGATCTGAATGCGGATATCAACACGCGCCTTGAACAGTCTGCACGGATCATTCAGCGCACGCCGGATGAGGTTTTACCCGCGCTGGTGCTGGCGGCGACCTGGTTTGATAACGCGGCGCGTGACGCGGACATTATCCGGCGTAATGCCATTAGGCATCCCGGCTTTGTGCCGGTGATCCCTCTGAAGGTGCCAGTGCAATGAACGACAATGTCACGCTACGGGTAAATGGCCGGGAGTGGAATGGCTGGACATCGGTGCGCATCGGTGCCGGTATTGAACGGCTGGCGCGGGATTTCAGTGTGGAGATCACTCGCCAGTGGCCGGGAGATGAGGGTATCACCACGCTTCAGCCGCGCATTAAAAACGGTTCAAAAGTGGAAGTGCTGATTGGTGATGAGCTGGTGATCACCGGCTGGGTGGAGGCGACTCCCGTTCGTTACGATGCCCGTTCGGTCAGCATCGGTATTGCCGGACGTAGTCTGACGGCTGACCTGATTGACTGTGCAGCCGAACCGACACAGTTTAACGGACGCTCGCTGGTGCAGATTGCGCAGGCGCTTGCTGCGCCTTTCGGCATTGAGGTGGTGAACAGCGGTGCGCCGTCGGGTGTTATTCCTGATGTTCAGCCTGATCACGGTGAAACGGTGATTGAGGTAATCAACAAAATACTCGGTCAGCAGCAGGCGCTGGCTTACGACGACCCGCACGGCAGGCTGGTGATTGGCGGTATTGGCTCAACGCGGGCACATACCGCGCTGGTACTTGGGGAAAACATCCTTTCCTGTGATACGGAGAAGAGTATCCGGGAGCGGTTTTCTGTTTACCAGGTGGCGGGGCAGCGTGCCGGAAACGACGATGATTTCGGTGAGGCCACCACCACCGCGCTGCGGGCCCGCACAGAGGATGCATTTATTGCCCGTTACCGTCCGATGTATATCAGGCAGACAGGGCAGGCCACGGGGGCAGGCTGTATTGCGCGTGCTGACTTTGAAGCCCGAAAACGGGCGGCGCGGACGGATGAAACCACCTATGTGGTGCAGGGCTGGCGACAGGGTAACGGTACGCTGTGGCAGCCCAACCAGCGGGTGATTGTCTTCGATCCGGTCTGTGGTTTCGACAATACCGAACTGCTTGTCTCGGAAGTCACGTTTACTCAGGACCAGAACGGCACCCTGACGGAAATCCGTGTCGGCCCGCCTGATGCTTATCTGCCTGAACCCGAAGCCCCCGGCGCGCGGAAAAAGAAAAAAGCCAGAGTACAGGAGGACCCGTTCTGATGAGGACGATTGAAGCCATGCAGCGACAACTTCTCGGCCTGATTGGGCGGGCAGTGGTGAAAAGCATCAGTGCCGCCACGAAATGTCAGACCGTGGATGTGTCCCTGATTGCCGGTGAACCCAAAGCCGGGGTTGAACATCTTGAACCCTACGGTTTTACCGCAAGGGCAAACAGCGGTGCGGAAGCGGTGGTGTTGTTTCCGGATGGCGACCGTTCTCATGCGGTGGTTGTTACGGTGTCGGACCGGCGCTACCGCCTGAAAGGGCTGCAAACGGGTGAGGTGGCTGTCTATGACGATCAGGGGCAGTCTGTGACGCTGACCCGGGAGGGGATCGTGGTGGACGGTGCAGGGAAAACGATCACGTTTCGCAATGCACCTGAAGCACGTTTTGAAATGGATCTGGAAGTGACCGGACAGGTGAAAGACCTGTGCGACTCCGGCGGCACCACCATGTCAGCGATGCGGCTTGCCTATAACGGGCATCGTCACAGAGAGAACGGTCAGGGCAGTAACACCGACAAACCTGATAAAGCGATGGAGGCATGATGGAACTGTGGCTGACGGTGAACGGTAAACGCACCTGCGCCAGCGCACCGCTGGATCCGCTGACCCGCGCCGTGGTGATTTCCCTGTTCACCTGGCGGCGGGCGGAGCCTGATGACAATGCCGACGTCCCGATGGGATGGTGGGGGGATACCTGGCCTGCGGTACAGAATGACCGTTACGGCTCCCGACTGTGGTTGCTTCAGCGCAGCAAACTGACCAATCAGCTGGTGCAGACGGTAAGGGGATATATCCGCGAATGCCTGCAATGGATGACTGATGACGGCGTGGTGTCCCGTATTGATCTGGATATCCGCCGCACCGGGATTAATGAGCTGGGTAACAGTATCACCCTCTGGCGTCGTGATGGACCAGTAATGATTTCTTTTGATGATCTGTGGAGTGCGATAACGCATGGCGGACAGTGAATTTCAGCGCCCGACGCTGGCAGAAAATATCAGTATGCTCCGTAACGATTTATTCGCCAGGCTGGACGTCAGCGACACGCTCCGGCGCATGGATGAAGACGTGCGGGCAAAGGTGTATGCGGCAGCGCTGCATACGGTCTACGGTTACATCGATTATCTGGCAATGAATATGCTGCCTGACCTGTGCGATGAGTCCTGGCTGGCGCGACATGCTGCGATGAAACGGTGTCCGCGCAAGGGAGCCACGGTTGCCAGCGGGTATATGCGCTGGGAAGGTGTCAGCGATGGCCTGAAGGTGACTGCCGGGAGTGTTATTCAGCGCGATGACCTGGTGCAGTACACGACAACTGACGATGCAATCAGCTCCGGTGGTGTCCTGCGCGTGCCGATCGCCTGCTCAAGTGCAGGTGCGGTCGGTAACGCTGACGACGGTACGGCATTAATCCTGGTCACGCCGGTGAATGGTCTGCCGTCTTCCGGTGTGGCTGACACCCTGACAGGCGGATTTGATACTGAAGAGCTGGAAACGTGGCGCGCCCGCGTCATTGAGCGGTATTACTGGACGCCGCAGGGCGGGGCTGACGGGGACTATGTCGTCTGGGCTAAAGAAGTGCCTGGCATTACCCGCGCATGGACATACCGACACTGGATGGGAACGGGGACTGTCGGTGTGATGATTGCCAGCAGTGACCTGATTAATCCCATTCCGGAAGAATCAACGGAAACTGCGGCAAGACAACATATCGGGCCACTGGCCCCGGTGGCAGGCTCTGATTTGTATGTGTTCAGGCCGGTGGCACATACGGTGGATTTTCATATCCGTGTGACGCCGGACACACCGGAAATACGGGCTGCCATCACCGCGGAGTTGCGTTCGTTCCTGCTGCGTGATGGTTATCCGCAGGGAGAACTGAAGGTGTCACGTATCAGTGAAGCGATTTCCGGTGCGAACGGGGAATACAGCCATCAGTTGCTTGCACCGGCGGACAATATCACCATTGCGAAAAATGAACTGGCGGTTCTGGGGGCGATTTCATGGACGTGACAAACGATGATTACATCCGTCTGTTGTCAGCACTGTTGCCGCCCGGTCCGGCGTGGTCAGCCAGCGATCCGGCGATTGCCGGTGCGGCACCGTCATTAACCCGTGTTCATCAGCGTGCGGATGCCCTGATGCAGGAGCTGGATCCGCGCACCACCACCGAACTGATAAACCGCTGGGAGCGTCTGTGCGGCCTGCCGGATGAATGTATTCCGGCAGGGACGCAGACCCTTCGCCAGCGTCAGCAACGGCTGGATGCGAAGGTTAACCTGGCGGGCGGCATCAATGAGGATTTTTACCTTGCACAGCTTGCTGCCCTGGGCAGACCAGACGCCACCATCACGCGATACGACAAAAGCACGTTCACCTGCTCATCGGCCTGTACTGACGCGGTGAATGCGCCGGAATGGCGGTATTACTGGCAGGTCAACATGCCAGCCGCCACCAACACCACCTGGATGACATGTGGCGATCCCTGTGATTCCGCGCTGCGCTTCTGGGGGGACACCGTTGTCGAGTGTGTTCTTAACAAACTCTGCCCGTCGCATACCTATGTGATTTTTAAATATCCGGAGTAATCCATGCATCGTATAGACACGAAAACCGCGCAGAAGGATAAGTTCGGCGCGGGTAAGAACGGTTTTACCCGTGGTAACCCCCAGACCGGCACGCCTGCCACCGATCTGGATGATGACTACTTTGACATGTTGCAGGAGGAGCTTTGCAGCGTTGTGGAGGCATCCGGTGCCAGCCTGGAGAAGGGGCGGCATGACCAGCTGCTTACCGCGCTTCGTGCGCTGCTGTTAAGCCGCAAGAATCCGTTTGGCGATATCAAATCGGATGGCACGGTGAAAACAGCTCTCGAAAACCTTGGTTTGGGAGAAGGCTCAGCATTACCCGTTGGTGTGCCTGTTCCGTGGCCTTCAGCCACTCCGCCAACAGGCTGGCTGAAATGCAATGGTGCGGCTTTTTCTGCTGAAGAATACCCGGAACTGGCAAAGGCTTATCCGACAAATAAATTACCTGATTTACGCGGTGAGTTTATTCGTGGCTGGGATGACGGACGTGGAGTGGATAACGGAAGGGGATTATTAACGCTTCAGGACGGTGCGATTGTCAGTCATAACCACTATTGGGGAATCTGGACTTCACGAACTAACGACCAGACTCTGGGAAGTTTTACAGGCACCACGATTTTAAAACAAATCACGCCCCTGTCTCCAGCCATTGACTTCGATAATTACCCAATTCCCAACCCGGCTATTACAGAGGGTGGTGTTGTTGCGGCAACGACTAAACCTGCAGGTGCGAATGAAACACGCCCACGAAATGTCGCTTTTAACTATATTGTGAGGGCTGCATAATGAATAACGCAGAATTAAACAGTGAATTAATTGCCACTATGGCAGGAGAAATTACTGTTTATAACTTTGACGTCATGAGTCGGGAGTATATTTCAGCTTCAACTGAATATCTTGCTGTTGGTGTCGGCATTCCGGCATATTCCTGTTTAGATGCTCCAGGCACCTACAAAGCTGGTTATGCAATCTGCCGCTCTGCAGATTTTAACTCATGGGAATATGTACCAGACCATCGCGGTGAAATCGTCTATAACACCGAAACGGGAGACGCCAAAGAAATCACAACTCCGGGTGATTACCCCGAAAAAACAACCACTATCGCCCCGTTAACGCCATACGATAAATGGGATGGTGAGAAATGGGTGACGGATACTGAGACACAGCATAGCGCCGCAGTAGACGCGGCAGAAGCACAACGTCAGTCACTGATTGATACTGCAATGGCTTCCATTAGTCTGATTCAACTGAAATTGCAGGCCGGGCGGAAGCTGATGCAGGCAGAGACCACCCGACTTAACACTGTGCTGGATTACATTGACGCGGTGACGGCAACAGATACCAGTACCGCGCCGGATGTCATCTGGCCTGAACTGCCGGAGGAGTAGGCCATTCAATATCTGGCGCACTGGAAGTATCGACCAGTTCCAGGGCGTCCAGATAATCCAGCCACAAATTATATTGCGCCAGTTCCTCACCTTTCAGACGACCAATCGCCGCTTTACCAGGCCATTGTTTACTGTTCATGTATTCGTTGGCCTGATTAACTAATCGCTGTTTATTTGATTCAGCGATTGAGATTAATTCTTCGCTGGTAAGTGGTGGCGCATCCTGCCATGCTGGAAAACCATTTTTATCTGAACCAAGTATTTTACCATCAGGCCATGCAACTCCTGCGAACTCAGAATAAATAGTAAAGTTTATTTTCGTAGCGTTCTCAGGAATGGTTTGGCTATCTGGTGAAATATAAAATCCCGAATCAGAGGGATTAAAATAATATGTCTTTTCCATAGTTAATACCCCACAGCCATCCAGTAAATTGAATTTGTTGTAGCAGAAGTGTAAGTAAATCTGATTTTAGTTCTGTTGGTACTTCCAATATCAAAGCCCACAGAACGGGCAGAAGGATCATTAGTTGAAATAAGAGCGTTTACCGAACGACAAGCAGCAGGGAAAGCTACAGGTAATGTTATATCAACTGTTCCAACACTTCCTCCGGTTGGTGAGACAGAAAAACTCCCCCATTGAATAATCATCCCCCCAGGTAATTTCTGGTATCCATTGGCGGTCAATGAGTTACCAAAGCTGTTCATATCCGGTACCTGATTTTCTCCTGTCCCCACATTCCTCTTTGCCGCTTCTCCCAAACCAACGTTTATGAAAATGCAGAAATAACGAGCAAATGGCATCATTCCTGCTTTTGTCAGGGAGATCTACCATGCTTATTGGCTATGTACGTGTGTCAACAAATGACCAGAACACAGATCTACAACGTAATGCGCTGAACTGTGCAGGATGCGAGCTGATTTTTGAAGACAAGATAAGCGGTACAAAGTCCGAAAGGCCTGGACTGAAAAAACTGCTCAGGACATTATCGGCAGGTGACACTCTGGTTGTCTGGAAGCTGGATCGGCTGGGGCGTAGTATGCGGCATCTGGTCATTCTGGTTGAGGAGTTGCGCGAACGAGGCATCAACTTTCGTAGTCTGACGGATTCAATTGATACTAGTACCCCAATGGGGCGCTTTTTCTTTCATGTGATGGGTGCCCTGGCTGAAATGGAACGAGAACTGATTGTTGAACGAACAAAAGCTGGACTGGAAGCTGCTCGCGCACAGGGACGAATTGGTGGACGTCGTCCCAAACTTACACCAGAACAATGGGCGCAGGCCGGTCGATTAATTGCATCAGGCGTTCCTCGCCAGAAGGTGGCGATCATCTATGATGTTGGTATATCGACACTGTATAAGAAGTTTCCGGTCGGAGATAAATGAAACCGTAGCACGTCGTATGCAAGATCGTGCTGCGGTTTATGCTTATCACTTAAAGACTCAAAAATTAGGTGAGTAACGGACCGGGGACATAGCTCCTTTTTTTCTTAATTCATCTGGTATTTTTTTTCCAAGATAAAGATTTGCTATTTCAGGTGGGGCTTCTCGACCTTCAAAACCATAGCGAGAACTTTGTGTTGCCTCAAAGTCAGGATCCTCGTCCCAGTATTTCATCGTAGGGAAATTTTCACGTGTTGATTTGAGCCATTTATCAGCAATGAAAACCCCTCGAACGATTCCCCTTACAGTCGCAAGAATGACTTCTGCTTGGCTGGCGCGAGAGACATTAATGCGCCAGCTAAATCGAACCGCATCATAAAGCTCTGAATCCTTTGCACTTCTGTTAACGGAAATCATTAATGCTTTATGATGAAATGTTATGGTTTCGGGGTGATATGTTGCTATCAACTCTTTGACATGCGCGGCGCCGAATTCATTGCTGCCAGCACCATTCATGATATTCGTTAACCCAGGGTAGGCATCAATAAGTGCTGCTTCAACTTCGTACGCCGTCTTTTCATCAGTCATTCCGTGTCGATGGATGACGTGGATAACTTCAAGTCCCGCTAATCTTATTTCTCTGATTTGCTTTAGCTTGTTGCTCAGTAACTCGTCATCATCAGCCGCTGCCACTTCACCGCGCATATGGGCAAATACGCGGTTACCTTTGCCTTTCCCTACATAGAAGGTGCTTCCGTCCCTAGGATCAATCAATCGGTATACATACCAGCCAAGGTGTTCAATTACTCCAGAAGGAAACTCAGTAATATCCATTTTGCAATATCTGTGAATTATTTGTGAGACGTATATTAATGAACATTGCAAGGGCTCACAACTAGTAGTGTTGAGAAAGCCATCGGGAAAATGAGGCTAACCCTTTGAATTTACATAGCGCAAAAAGATACCTTTCCTCATAATGTGAGCTAATTTTATGTTTCGTTTGATGATCGGGTCGGTCTCGAAACCCGTAGCCACGTCATATGCAAGAACGTGCTACGACTGGCTGGTGAACTTCCGATAGTGCGAGTATTGAATGATTTCCAACTGTTATCGATTTTGCGTATTTTTTGCATGAGAGGATTTTTACCTCCTCCCACCGATCCTCCATGGCTTTACGCCAGTGTCTCTGGTCTGCTATGTGCCAGTTGCGGACATTACAAATAGCAGTACGTATTGATCAGTTCAAAAAAACCACAATATTTATTGAAACAAATGAAGGTAATGATATTTTATTGTGATGAAGTATTGGTGCTGGGATTTGACTTAAGGGAGTGAAGTAATGTGCAATAAGTTATCAGGGTGTTTTCATGCTGTCGGAAATGGAACTTTTTTTACTTCAAAAATCCGAGGGGAAGATGGCAATGTATTTAACTGGGGTTATGACTGTGGCTCTACAAGTGAAAATGCCATAAATAACATAATTAACTCATCTTATATGGAGTTTGAAGACGGTGATAGTATAGATATGATGGTCATTTCTCATTTTGACGATGATCATGTTAACGGATTGATAACTCTATTAAGAAAGCACACAATAAAAAGATTGGTACTTCCTTATAGTGATTGGGCTCAGTCTATTAGGGAAATATGTATAGATGGATTCCATGGGTTATCACGTTCTGCCGCACTTTTTCAGTTAAACCCAGCACTATGGTTATATAATAACGATCTTTCAAATCGTGTGGAAAAAATAATTTTAGTACAAGGCAATGGTGGACCAGAGAATCCTGAGGAACCGATAACTCCTGAAAATCCTCCGAACAATCATGATGAACCTTTGATACTAAGAGATGATTCGGAGGAATTAAACGATCCTGAACAAGAAAGACACATAAATGATGCCAAGGATAATATGTTTATTGATTTAGGCATGCCAATCAATAGTAGCGGAATGAAAATATCAAAAATCAACCACATGCAACCTATTGGTGCACTCGACGGTATTTTTGAATTTGTATTTTATAATGCTGAAAAAACATTTAAAAAACTCAATCTTGTGTATGAGAAAGATGAGGAATTTTACGCCATAAAATCTCATGTTAAACTTGCCGATGCTAAGAAAGATATTCAAGAAACAATTGAGAGTATTAACCTACACCGAAGTATCAACTCTAGTATTGATGTACAATGGCGGGAGAAGTTAAAGATTTGCTACCAAAAACATTTCGGTAGCACCAATAAGGCCCAGAACAATATTTCTTTATGTATGTATGCGTCACCTAAAATCACCCCGCATGATGGCCTTTTCTTTTTCGGTCAATGTCAGGAAAGTTACAATATTCATTCTTCTGGTTTGATATTTACAGGGGATATTAATCTGACAACCCCTGTTCTAGATGATTTAAAGTCTCATCTGGGCGTTGATCGATGGATGAATTGTGGATTGTTTCAGATCCCTCATCATGGTTCGGCGACGTGCTGGGAGAAAGGACATACTAAAAGGATCAAACCTGCTTATTTTGTTCAATGTGCAAACCCTACATTAAAACATCCCAGTCAGTTTGTTTTAGATGATTTGAATGGTGAAAAAAGCATTGTTTATAATGCATCCCGACAAAATCCAGTACATTTTTCATACTTTTTCAAAAAGTATATGTAAGAATAAACTATCGAGGTTTGTCGGAAAACAAAGCTGTTAGGGTAATGTTATGTTGTAATATTATCCGTCTATAATTGAATGCTGAGTCCGCTGATCGCTCTTGAAGGACAACCATACTCAAATCTCTCACATTGCAGGAGATTTGAGTATGAACACGTTACCGTGGAACAAAGACCGTATCATCGGCCAAAAAAGACCGCTTCAGATATCTCATATCTGGGGGATCCGAATCAGGCTTGAACTGGAAGGTAAAACGCGCGATCTGGCCCTGTTCAACATGGCTTTGGACAGTAAGCTACGGGGCTGTGATCTGGTTAAACTAAAAGTATCAGATGTTGCATATGGTAGCTCTGTTTCAAGCAGAGCAACGGTGTTGCAGCAGAAAACCGGTAGCCCTGTGCAATTTGAGATAACTAAAGGGACTAGAGAAGCCGTTACTGCATTGATAAAGCTTAGTAATTTGCATAGTAAAGACTACTTGTTCCGATCTCGGGTCGGTACTAACCGGCACATATCAACCCGGCAATACAACCGAATTTTTCATGGATGGATAGAAAAGCTTGGTCTCGAAGATTCGCTTTACAGCACACATTCCATGAGAAGAACAAAACCTTACCTGATCTACAAGAAAACCAAGAATCTCCGAGTGATCCAACTTCTGTTGGGCCATAAGAAACTGGAAAGTACAGTCCGTTATCTGGGCATTGAAGTCGATGATGCGTTAGAGATCTCTGAATCGATTGAAGTCTAAGGTTGTCAGGGCTGCGATAGCAGCCCTGTGCCAAGAACGGACTTTCTTGGTTCTGTTATTAATTATGGAGATAAGAAATTTATTTATGGCACTATAATGAGACTTAGGAAATAAGGGGTTAAGCTATATGACACTATAAGAACTAAGGATGGGTTTCTAACGGATGAGTATATAACCAATTTAATAGGTGTTACTATGAACGGAATTTGGTATAAAAACACACATACTCGCATTCCTCGCTTTGAATCTACAACTCATATTAATCAGAAAGTAGGTTATGCTTATGAAACATCAAGCCATTTCGTGCACTTTTATGGGCGTGATGTTGGATTCAATGTTGTTTCAGTCGGATTAACTGTTGTTGAGCATAAAAATGGAAATCTAGATGAGTGGGTGCAAAGGGTTTTTGGCGCTCAAGATATCCAGCCATTGAACAAAGAGGTTGGGCATGTCACTCAAGGGGTGTGGAGACCTTCTCTTTACTATATGAAAGATATCGAAGTCGCGCTAGGTATTGATGAGTTTGAAAAACGCGCATCAGAACAAGCTCTACGAGTTCTCATTGAAAAAATTGATGATATTTTATTATATGTTGAACCTAGCTCTAGTGGGTTAAATTCATATAGCCATAAATGCAGAGAGTTGTTGATTCTCGCATGTACTGAGGTTGAAAACCAATGGGTGTCAATAATAAATAAAACAAATGGATTCAAGTCAAATGCAAGGTACAATACCAATGATTACATTAAACTTTTGGATAAATGTTTTTTAAAAGACTTCAGAATACAGTACTGTAATTATCATGGCCTTAGGTTCTTTAAACCATTTGATAGTTGGTCTATAGCCAATCCAACCACATCATTAAGATGGTATGACGCATATAATAAAACAAAACATGACAGATCTGGCGCATTTTATTTTTCAACTCTGGAAAATGTGATGGAAGCAGTAGCTGCATGTATTGTGTTGTATTGCGTAAAATATGGACCATTTAGTTTAACAGAGTCTAAAACAACGTTATCAACAATTGTAAATCAACACTTTTCCATTTCATTTGAAAATAGTGACCCTGCAAATTATTACATTCCTGAAATTGAACTTCCACAAGGTTCTAGAGGTGATTTGTTTCTTTATGATTGTTATCGTGAAGGGCATAATAAAAATTGGATTAAAGACTCTTTGATTATATAG